GAGAGGCTCTCAACGATATTAGGCAGCAACCACTCAACCGCATCGGCCACGTCGGTGCTGACCACGGTGGATCGGCCCTTGATCGTGCTGCCAGCGGGCTCTAGGCCGTGATAGTAGGCAGTAGCCTGGCGCTTCTTCGATACCAGCTTATCGTTGCTGGCGTTGGACATCTCCGCCGCAATGATGCTGATGATTTCGTCTTTATCTAGCACTATATATAGGCCTCTTGGTATTCGATTGGCTTCGACCAGCTACCCTGCAAAAAGTCGCGCACATAAAAAGACATCATCAGGGCGTCGGCTAGGTTGGGGCTGGGCAGACTCAGTGGCGGCTTCGCCATCTCGGTCTTGGGCATAATCTGTATCTTGCCGGCGGCGTGGGGCTTCAGCGGCAGTCGGCAGACCTCGGAGCGGAGCTGGGATATAAGCTGATGGCTCGGGTCAAGAAAAATAAGCTCGTCCGGGTCAACATACTCGCCATTAGCAGCCTGATACGTCTTGAAAAAACGCTCCCGTAAATCCCAATAAAACTGCGCCCGCTTGTTGTAAAACGCGTCACGGTTCTTCCTGTGGCCCTCATACACCGCGTCAGGGTCCCTCGGGCTCTCACCACCACGGAAACCATCAATGTTGACGTTCCTGCTGCCGAGACCTCTCTCCACCTCCCGCGCAAGCCCAAGCCCGATGCCGTCTTGGTCGTATACAAAGGAGTCTGCGTGGTAGTCATCAACGTGCCTTATCGCCCAGTCCAAGCCGTCAGCCGCGTTGCCGTCATGCTTCAGGCCCATGTCCAGAATCCGAGCGCCATGCCGAACCACAACCGCCTTGGCGTCAGCGCCGGTGTCGGCCACGTCATGGCTGACCACCCTTGAGCCCGACTCCCGGTAGTTAATAATGTCGCCAATCTCCAAGGCGGCATCAAACCAGTCGGCCAGAACGAGGCTGTTGTCCACCTCGTCCAGCGTGAAGCCCTCCCAAACATGGGCGTACATCGCGCTGGATAGCATCCTCTTGTCCCGCTGGCGCTCAAGATCGAGCTCCTTGGGGAAGAACGGGTTGCGGTCATAGTTGACCATCACGATCGTGTGCAGCTCGTCCTCAAAAATACCGTCACCACCCCTCAAATGGCTGTCACGGCCCTTCAGGAAGGTCTCAGTAAAAGGATCCGCCTGAGATCGCGGGTTGGCGCACATAATGAAATAAGAACCGGCCTCACGGATGGTCGGGGTCAGCACCCGCAACGACTCCTCAGAGATCGTCTGGGCCTCCTCGACCCACACCACGTTCACACCAAACAGCGACTTGACCGACTCAATGTTCCGGCTCAAGCCCCGGAATATGAACTCCCCACCGCTAGAGTGGGATATCCGGTCTCGGGTGACCGTAAAGCCGGATACACCAAGTTGCTCGATCAGGCTCGCCACTAGGCTGTGCACCGACTCGGCAATAGAATTCTGGAACTCCCGGCAGCACAGCACCTTCTTGCCCTGCATCGCCTCCAGAACGCACATCGTCGCCACAGTCATCGACTTCCCTGAGCCTCGGCCCCCAACCGCGATCCTGTAACGCTTGTCCGACTCCATCAGGGGCGCGAACGCCCCCGGTATGCTTATATTCATCAACCGCCTTCCTTAGCAATAGACCGTTCATCGGCAGGAGGCTGCACGAGGCCAAGCTCACGCATAGGGCGCCAAAGGTAATGAGCCTCAAAGCCCCTGAACCGCCTCTTGTGGTCCCATCCTCGGCAGTGAGCCTGCTCATGTAGCCAAACCTCCTTGCTCGGGTTCTTGGGGTAGAAAATAGTGCATGTGCGGGTCGTCAGGTTGAGCTCCATGCAGGCGTCTACACCGTCCGAGATATTCACCAATCTGTAACAATTTTTCGCCAGCTCGTGGTCTGCCAAACGGTGCTCAATGACAACAGCACCGACGAGGTCTGGGCACATGGCCCGTTCTCCGTCGCAGTCCAGAGGTCCTCCGGTTGGGATTGGGTGTATATTATTTTCAGCTAAAGGGTCGTTCTGCTCTCAGGGGGGGTCACGGGGGTCTGAGAGGGCCCATCCCTGAGGGGCGGCTAGATGAGAATGGTTCTCATTTGCATTACCATGCACTATCATGGTGCATGATGCAGAGCCCAGCAACTAAGCCAATCCTAACTTCCTTAAATGTAGATTATCGTCAGTTGACCGATCAGTTGATGGTTCTTGCACCATCATGGTGCGTATCACCTACCTCATCCACCACCTCACCCTCTACCAGCCGTGGTGTCTCATGGTGTGGCAGCGCTGCCTCATCCTTCACTTGGTTGATTAGTGTGATCCTAACCTCCTGATTACCCTCAGCTTTCTCTGCTTCACCAGTGATAGCCTCTGCTGCCAGCGCCTGCGGTATCATGCGTGACACCATGCCCATGATTACCTCGGGCTTCTCGGCCGCCAACTGCTGCAGCATCTCGGCTCCGTTCTTCTCCCACAGCGCTTGCAGGCTGTCGATCACCTGCTTGTTGAACTGGCTCTTAGCCCCGTGTGGCCTACCCGGACCGCGTGCTGTACCCGGCAGGAACTTGCCCGTCACCGGATCTCTGAGCACCTTACCGAACGCTTTATCCAGCGGTTTATCTTCCGAATCTGCGAGGGTGTTGTCGCAATCTGCAATTTCATCTTGCGACATATCACACAGCCTGATTGCTTAGGTGGAACAGGAACAGGACGCCGCCGAATATGGCGCCGATTGCCATGGTGATTAGGATGGCCTCTAGCCAGTCGTTAGGCACGCTGTCGTCGCTTTGGTGCTGCCTTCTGCTTACCTCTAGCCCGAGAGGATCTCTTTTGCGCTTCATTGTCTTCCTCCTCCAGCCGGTTGATTAGGTCGTCCAGTCGCCATGACACGCCTTGGCAGATGAACAGTGCATACCGCTTGAATCGTTCCTTGTTAAACACGGCGAACTTAGCCTCTAATATGTTGTTCATTCTTGACACGCCCTTATCCACGTCTGCATGTTGAATGTGAACCCCTCTGACCACGGCTCGTACAGCTCGCACCACTTCTCTGACCCCGGTGGATAGTTCTCGAAGCTATCCCCATCGGTGTAGTCACGCTTGTCGTTGGGCTCCTGCTCGCCGAAGCTGAACACGCCCTCGGTCTGGGTCAGGCCGAACAGCCTCCGCTCGGTCACGAACACGCGCTCGTCCTCCTTGAGCGTGTAGGTGCTGCCGTCGTCATAGGTAATAAAGGTATCAGCGTGCGCGTCAGCGCTCGCGAGGATGGTGAAGGCGCACAGTGCGCCGAGTATGAGTGACGTGTCAGGCTTCATTTATCGAACTCCGTTTCGATGGTCTCTAACATTCCCTTGTACTCTGCGAGCTCACAGAGCTTGTCCTCGATGGCCTCAAAATATGATTTGTCCGCGACGATCCCCACGGGACAGTCGAAGAAGATGTTGAGCTCCTCGGTGAGCATGGATATGTGGCTGTTGACGTGGTCACGCATCGCTGCGATACGCGCCTGGCGTTGGGGTGATGGCAAGACGGATTTCCCCTGATGCCGCCACTAAGAATAGTGCGGCAAAATTTGAATAGAGTTAGGGTACTGATAAGTGATTCACGGAATGACTAAGGCCGTGACGTGACCGGCTCGCCTGACGGCGGCCTAACGTGTGACCGTTCCCTCATCCCTTCACTTATATTCCGGTTAAGGCCCACAAAACAGGGTATTTTTGTGAACCAGTTCACACTTTTTGGGCTTATGAGGCCTTTATGGCGCTACTCCAGTCCCTGACGACCTCGCCCGAGTACAGGGTGACGGTTGCCGTCATGCCCCTGTCTATGAGCTGTATGGCGAAGCAGCTGGCGTCCAACAGCGCGCCAAACGTGCCGTAGCAGTGATCGCCAATGTACACGCCCCACTGGTCTACGCCCTGGCGCTCTACCCTTCCACCTTCCATATTTGGCCCTCAAACCAGGTAGAAATCTACTATGGCATATAGCCACGGCAAATAAATTATCTTTAAGTGACAGGGGCCGGTGACCGGTGGACATTTTTAGCGTTTGGGTACATATTATGTAGGAAGACGCCCAGCGGCAGGAATTGCACTCCGTACCGCTGAGCTAACCATCAGATCGCGGAGGATCATAATGGCTGCCTGCATACTACCCCATCCCTACTCAGTTTGGCATAAAATTGAGTACCTTGTAGTTTCTTACTCACCCGACTACACTGTGAGGCCCAGTCATGGCTAATCACAGGAAGGACATGGACCTAAGTACGGTAGTAGCCAGCAACCTCAAGAAAGTTTGTGCCGAGTTCGACGTCTCAACGCGCGACCTGGCGCAGCGCATGGGTGAGAAGAGCCAGAAGTCAGTCTGGAACCTGCTCAACAACGAGCACAGCCCACGCCTGTCGACGCTTGAGCCTATATGTAAGGTGCTCATGGTGAGCCCGCAGGCCGTTGTGACGCCCAACATCGACACCGCGCTGCTGGTATCGAGGCGGTTGCCGAGGCTGATCGAGAAGTACAACCGCATGACGCCAGTGCAGCGGGACAACCTTGAGGAGGTTATCGACCAGATACTGGGTGAATAGGGAAGCAAAATTACGAGTCCTGTCAATAACTTAGTATTGGTTCGCGTTAAGTGTAGGAGACAGCAAGAAATAAATTAAAAAAA